CTTGATTTTTTTTTTGATATGAGGAAACTTTTTTCTTAGGCATTGGGGGACGCAGTAATATAATTACTTTTTCTTTTTCTTAGCAATTGCCGCTTGGATAAATGGCGGAAGTTTTTTCTGAGCAGGTGTCATGCCAGTTTTTGGCTTGGCCTTACCCATAGCTGGCATCTTCTTCTTGGCAGCCATTACTTCTTCTTTGCCTTTCCTGAACCGATCTTACCAAGAACCTTGATTGGTCTTTGGGCGATCTTAGCTTGACCACTTGAAACGCTTGGCTTTGGAGCAGTAGTGCCCTTGCCGCCAGTTGCAACGTTCTTAAGTGTCGCAGGGTTTTTCACTGGACGATTTGCCATTTTCATCTGACCGTTTGATACGGTTGGTTCTGGTGCGCTTGTTCCGCTACCTTTTTTCTTCATAGCCATGATTTATTTCTCCTTAGTTTTGCTAGCTTTTTTAGGAGCAGCCTTTTTTTTAGCTGCGGCCTTCTTTTTGACTGGTTCCTCTTCATGAGGAATTACAGTGTTCTGTACATACTTAGACATAGTAACCAAAAATCCTTATTATGATCCCATTTTTTTCGTTGGTCTTTTCTTTGTACCATCGAATGTTACTGGTGCCATATTTTTTTTCATGAGATTTGTTACCTTCTGCTTCTTTGAAGCAGCTGCCATTGGATTTGTTTTACCACTCTTTTTTTTCATCGCCATAGTATTCTCCTATTTATTCTTAATTTTAAAATATGCCAACTTTTAGCAGTCCCATTTGCGTAGCGACAAAGCTTTACGTGTTGGTCTTCCTTTTGAATCTTTCATAGGTCCTGGCATTCCGCCCATGCGTGCACAAAACGACTTACGTCGAGCAGCTGCTTTAGGCGACTTCTTTGCTTGCTTGGATGATACTGGCGGTTTTAGGTTCATGCCCTGTTTTTTAGCTGATGCACGACCTTTAGCGTTCAAACCACCGGCAGGATTCTTTCCCTCTTTACGCTGCCATGCTGGACTTGCCATTACTTTTTTTTCCTTGTTTTTTTATTATTATTAACACGAGTAGATTTAACTGGCTTTGGTGCATTCTTTAATTCTATGCCATACATAAAATTATTCTGTCCCATTCTTGGACCAGATATATATGTAAAATTTTTCATGACCATAATATTATACCATTCCTCAAAAAGTTTCAACTAGATCTCTAATCGCCATATTTTTAGGCATGACGTTAGAAATCAAGGTTGTCTTTCTAAACCACTTTAGAAGTATATTATATCTAGTACCACTTTTTATCTTATTTACAGCATGTAAATACATAGCATTTGTGGGAAATGTTATTATGTCCCCAGCCTTTGGTTTTAAACTTAAAGCATACTCGGGGAAAACAAGTTCTCCTCCATCATAATTATCGTTTAAATAAACCAAAGAGGAATAATCAGCTAGAAATCTAGGAATATCAGAGTTCCAAGTTGGCCTTGAATCATCTATATCCAAAGATAGTTCCGAGCTATTGTACTCGCTATCGGAATGCGGGGATTGATAATCCCCCTCCGACCAAACCCTGCCCCATATTCTGGGGTCACAGGACAACCTTTGGCCATATCCAAACTCAAGCTTTTCTTTAACTAAATCAATTAAATTATTTATTGTTGGATAAATATCTTGATTATGCCAGTTAAAGAATACTGACTTTATTTTTACTGGAGTACCGTCTTCATAAAAATCACACCCGTCACCATTTGGTAAAAGTTCTTGCGCAGATTCTGGGTTTTTTATATATGATAATAACTTTTCTATATCAAGAGAAGATAGAATGTTGTTGTCAATAATAATATTGTTTACTGAAGCGATGGCCATAATAGCTGCCTATATTTTAGGGCAAATATTTATTTAGTGTCTTTCTTAGGGCGACCCTTTTTTGCAGTTGGTGTTGCCATTCTTGCTGCATCTTCTGGACGAGGACCAACCTTTTTAGCCTTAGGAGCTGATGCTTCCTTAACAGCTTTAGCAACTTCTTTCTTTGCATCTGAAGCAATTTTCTCTGCTGCTTCAACTGCAATGTCTGCTACTGCTTCTGCCTGCTCTACGAGTTCGTCAATAACCTTAGCTTGAGCTTTAGCAATTGGGCTATTTGGATTTAACTTTTGAGCTTTAAATGCAGCTGACTTTATTTTATCGGATAATTTCTTAAACATATTTAACCTCTGTTTGTATTTTAATTTTGGATAATTAATAGTAATATTATATTATTTATAATAGTAACTTGCAAATATATGTTTTAGCTATTTGCCCTGTTGGGACTCTTTAATTAAAACATATCTATCTCCAGTCTCTTTTGAGACTATCGAAAACCCATAGGCTGCCGCAGCTTCTATTGCTGCTTGAAGAGCCTCTTTATCCTCAAGTGACACCTCGCCCAGTGGAAGACTTATTCCAGCGTAGACATCTATGTTTTCAAAGTTTCCAATGTTTATTTTTCTGTTTACACCACAGACCAAAACTGGAGATGTTGTAATACTTATTCCTGGATTGGAATTAATCATTGAATCCAATGGTGAATCTGTTGACTGCTCAAAAGCGCTTTTACTTATTTTAGGCATTTGTTTTTACCTTCACTCCTAGTGCTATTAGTGTATTTAATGTTTGATCTTCAAGGGACATATCATCAGTATTAATGATGATATCTGCCATTTCTTTTACTGCTTCTATCCCATTTTCTGACGCGTGCTCTGACTGAACCTTTGTGGGAAGTTGTCCATCTCTTTTAAGTAATCTATTGTTTAATGTTTCTTCGGAAGCATCAAAACAAATAACTATCCCGTTAGGCTGCTTTTGTATAGCAGCTGCTTCGTTTGGATATCTAACGTCAGAAATAATTATTGCCATCTTTGAATTATCTATATCATCATTCTCATTACAAAATTGATTATATAGTCTATTGCTTTTAATTATAGCCCAGTGTGCGAAACACTCTGGATAATCCTGTCTGCATATATCTCCAGCTTTTTGGAGAAATGTTCGTGGCTTTATACCCTCTGGTTCAATTGGTAGAGCTTCAATTTCTCTAACCATTTCAACAAACTTATCATAGGCTGGCATATTGCCTATCGCTGAACTACCGTACAGATCATACAATGTTGAGTGTAAAGCAAATAGTTTTCTAGACTTCTCATTTGCTCCCATTATATTCTTTTTAATAGAAGCCATTTCGTACAGCGGCAATGCAAAAAACAAATGATCCCATCTGTAACCAAACTTAGTTGCATCCAAAGAACCCTTTGGAATAATCGATTCAGCAACAGATGTTTTTCCACTGCCAGCTTTACCAGCTAAACCTATTATTATTGGTTGATTATCTCTAAATTTTTCCATAGTCATAAATTATATCACAGTTCTTTTTGCTTTTGTTCTAATTGATCTAAAAAAGTATTTGCTAAATAGTCTGGCTCCCAAACTAAATTTCTTGGAACCTGTATAAGTCTAAATCTATACTCTGATTTTATTTCCTCAATCGTCATAAGCAGAGGTAGTAGAGCTGGACTCTTACACCTCCAAACTCCATTGACCTGATTAGCAACAACCGCAGAGTCCGTATAAATAATTGGATCAATAAAATCAGATAAAGCGCATATCAACAACGCTGCTATAACTGCTTCATACTCAGCCTCATTATTAGTTCTAGACCCAAGGCCTCTAGCAAATTGTGCAACCTTTTTTCTATTCTTATACACAACTGTTGCACAAGCAGCTTCGCCTCTCTTTTTTTGACCCTGCCCTCTTGAGGCTCCATCACAAAAAACTTCTATATTCATTAATCTATCTTAACATCCACTAGGATATTTAACTCTGTTGCTCTCTTTTTTATATTTTCTTCTTGACTTTTAGAGTTAGCAATGTAGGTATTGACGAGTAGGTATCTACTGCCTTTATATTGAACTTGGGTGGGGAAATTTAATCCTTCTCTCTTTTCAGAATAAAATTCGTCTACTTTATTTACATTTTTATAATGCCCAATAAACATGATTGTCCTTTAGTATGTTTTGAAGTCTTCTTCTAAATAATAACCTTTTGATTCTCTACTTGAAGCTATCTGCATTGACTGGACTTTATCCATAAGTTTTCTTGCAGACTCAGATGCAATTCTTGCCGAGCTCTCTAACGACTCTGCCAAGTTGACAATTGCTTCACAGGTAACCAATGCAGAATATTCTGCCTCGGCTGCCTCCATGGCAGCTGCTTCTCTTTCAGCTTCATTCTTGCCAACTCTAGAAGACTTATAAACCTTTTTATATTTTCCTTCTATTAACTTATAATTTGCTCGCGCCATGCCAGCAAATCTTGCTGCTCTTCCATAAACATTTGATGTTCTAGCCACTAAAGATGCGAGCTTGTCTAAGCCAAGATCAACGACATCAGCTTCAGGTATCTCTATAAAGTATAAATTATCTTTCCCCTTTTCTACGTAGGAGTTTATAACTTCTTGTATTTGAGGGTTTAAAAAATCAGAGAGAAGCTGTTGTAGCTTTTCTATATTCTGAAGGTTCATTTATCTTCCTTTTTTAGTTTCAATTCTTTTATCAATTCTTGCATGTCGTGTTCTATAATAAGCTGTGCTACTTTTTCTTTTATTTTAGACAAGTGTTCTCTTACTGTGTTTGGGTGTTCATTTATTTTTTGAGAAATTTCACTTGACTTCTTGCCATCTACGAATCTCCATTTTATCAGCTGTCTCTCTTGAACGGTAAGTTGATCGAATGGAGGAATGTTTTTTTCTCCAAGAACCCACATTTCATTTAGTTCATCAGTAGCAATAAATTGTTCTAGCGTATATTCAATTGGTTCTGGCCTGAAACCTGGCTGTTGTTCTTCTTCCTCATCTCCATATGAATCATCAGTAATTAATGGAAATGTTTTTCTTCCTAATTGATCTATTAAAAATGTATCTACATTCTTCTTTAGTAAATAAAAGAAATAGCTATACAAGAATCCACTGAAAGGTATCGGCCCCTTGGCCGAATCCTTTCTCTCATATCTTTTAATGCATTGAAAGAAGGTCATATTTATAGTTTGCCTGATATCTTCTTCGTCACCATACCTTTTGGCCATGTACTGTATTCCGGCTCATGACTTCTTGAACATGTTTATAGTTTGGTTTATTTAATTTATTTTTCATTAACGCAAACCTAACAAAAGAATTCTTAACGAATAAACTTATAAACCTTCGAATGTCATAGTCATCAAGATTATACCTGCAATGATAAAGAAGTGAAACATATTTGGTTAGAAAGTTATTAAATACTTTTAGTAATTCTTCCTGCGCCTTTGGATCTTCCTTCTTAGCTTTTGCTATAAGATCTTGCATTTCTGATTCTGCAAGGTTGTAATATTGTTCTTTATAAGCTCCCATTAATTATTTCCCTTCCCAATTTAAAATCAGGGAACTGTATTCTGTTCTTATATCTTCATAATATATCACTACTGGAACCTCTAATTCTTCCATAAATTCTCGAGCATCTTTTGAGTACTTACTGATGATGCATATTAGTTTTTCAAATTCTTTTGGGTAATACCTTTTAAATCTTTTTAGTTTAACTTTACTTTTTGTATCCAGGTATCCTTTTATCTCAACCCATTCTCCAGTTTTATTAATAAAAAAATCTGGTGTATAACCCTTTGTTCCCCTCTTGATTGGAAAAGAAAATACTGTTGGTTCAAATTCAAATTTGATATCATACCCATTAAGTACTCTTACAAAATTAGCTTCCCAATTAGACCTTACATTAAGTTGTATATCTGTTCTAAATCCCGTCTTAGTATGCTTGTATGCATTACCTCTGCTACCAGCTTTCTTTGGATCTTGCTCTACCTCTAATAACTTTCCTGCTTTTGCAGGAGAAAAGTTTGGAGATTTCTTTGAAGATCTCTTAGAAAAAAATGTCTTCGAGTTGACAATCTCAGTTTTCATGTAGTAACCTCTATCTTGTTGATAGCATAATATAAGTCTTAAAAAACATTATACTTTATAAAAGATAAAAATACAAAAAAATATGCCGCAAGGGTTGCGGCGGAAAGTATAGGAAGATACAATGGAAACCATGACAACAAAAACAGAGCTGTTCAGCAGCATCAAACAAGCAATCAACCACAATGTAATCGATAGTCTCCAGGAGGCTGGTTACGACAACACAACAGCAACCAAGCTGGTCACCCAGTTTGAGGGCCTTGAAGTTAACGACCTGGTCTTTGAATCAGATTCAAGCTTCTAATTAATATAATATTAAAAATTCCCCCGCAGAAATGCGGGGGTTTTTTTATGCCCCTGCTGCCTTCTTATTTCTAAAGACGCCAGTCCCACAGGCCCCACTCTTAGCGTGGTCGCAGTAGCTACAGGCTCTAGAGTTTGCCGTAGCGGCAAATGAGTTATCATTAATGATCTCATTTATAGCGTCTATAACATCCTGCTTAAGTCTTTCAAGATCATCCTTTGTGTAGGTATGGCTCTTATGCTTTCCAGATCTTAAGTAATAAAGTTCAGCTGTAATTGTTTTGTCCGGAAATAGTTCTGATGCTGCTATAGCATATATTCCGAGCTGAAGGTTATTTGGGATACTCTTTTGAGATACTTCCCATTTTCCTGTTTTATAATCTATGATTCTTACTTCGTCGCCAACGACATCTATTCTATCTATAAAGCCGATTATTAAATGGTTACCTAATACAAATTTAAATCCATACTCTTTATCGTATACATTAAATTCTGTATTTATATTTTGATCATAAAATTCATCAAGTATTTCTTTTCCAACTGTAATAAGTTGTTCAGAAATTTTTTGATCTGGGTCGTGTGATTCTTTACTCTTTTGATATTCAGTTTCTATTTCAGAATAATCTAAAGGAGAATCATTGCTGATAACATTTTCTAAAACTGTATGGACTATGTTTCCGAAGCACAGCAGCTTCCCCAAATAGCCTTGGTTCTTTTAAGATATAGGAATAAAAATACTTAGCCGCACATTGCTTGTATGTATCTATTCTTGAGTAAGAAAATTCCGTTAAGGATAATCTCTGTAGCGGGTCTAAATCTTCTAGTTTTTTAATTGCTATTGTCATTTAAGTCTTCACGTGGGTCGTAAACAATATTACCTTGAGCATCGTATTCTATGCCATCTTTATCTATCGTATGATTATTAATCATATTCTTGTATAGGTTCTCTCCAATGGCAACCCATCCAGAATTTCCTATCTCCATGAAATCATCTTCTATGTATGGCCAAGACATAGTGCTCTCCTATTCAACCGAAATCACTGTATTGTTTATTG